CGTTTATTTCATCTGGACAATCAGTAATTGATGCGCAAATTCTTCAATTTTATATGGATACGTATGTAAAAGATCCAATAGAAAAACGTGGTATAGATGGGAATTTGTGGATATGGGAATATCCTGATTATAATAAATCATATATGGTAATAGCTGATGTGTCTAGGGGAGATGGTGCAGATTACTCCGCATTCCATGTGATAGATTTAGAAACAGTTACACAAGTTGCAGAATATAAAGGAATGATGAATACGAAAGATTTCGGTAATTTCTTAGTTTCTATATCAACAGAATATAATAATGCATTATTAGTAGTTGAAAATGCTAATGTGGGTTGGGCAACCATACAACAAATTATAGATAGGGATTATCCAAATCTTTTCTATATGTCCAAAGATCTAAAATATGTAGATACACAACGACAATTACATAATAAGTATTACAGAGAAGAGAGAAAAATGGTTGCAGGGTTTTCTACAACTGCAAGAACAAGACCACTTATCATATCAAAACTGGATGCATATTTCAGAGAAAAATCAGTTATAATCCAATCTAGAAGAACAATAGATGAATTATTCACATTCATATGGAAAACATCACGCGCTGAGGCAATGAAAGGTTACAATGATGATTTAGTAATCCCATTAGCTATAGGTTTATGGGTAAGGGATACGGCACTTCGTTTACGACAAGAAGGGCAGGATTTGATAAAATCATCATTAGATTCTATTACTACACAGACAACAGAGTTTAACCCAGGTATTTATGGTGGAACTGATGTAAGAGAAAATCCATATACAATGAGAGTTGGTGAAGATGATGAAGAAGATATACGTTGGTTATTCTAAATAATTTCTTTTTTATTCAAAACCTATACTTATAGTTATATAAATCAAACCATTCATGTGGTTTAATAAACAGATTATATTTAAAAATGATAAGATTAAGAGATTTGATTAGTGAAAATAAAAATATTAAATATAATATTTATCAAGACATGGACGGATGTCTCACGGATTTTGACAAAGCATATTATGAATTGACAGGTACGAAATCCCATATTGCAACTGATAAACTTTCTAAGCCAGATTTTTGGAAACCCATTTCAGATGCTGGGAAAGATTGGTGGGCTAATATGGAATGGATGCCAGATGGCAAAAAATTATGGAACTATATTAAAAAATATAATCCTACACTTTTATCTTCGCCTTCAAAAGAAAAGACATCAGCAGAAGGAAAAAAGATATGGGTGAAACGTGAATTATCAAATACTCCATTAATTTTAGCACGTTCATTTGAAAAAAAGAAATGGGCTACACCTACATCAATTCTTATAGATGATAGAGAATCAAACATCAAAGATTGGAGATTAAAAGATGGAATTGGAATTTTACATAAATCCGCATCTGATACAATAAAACAATTAAAACAATTAGGATTATGAAAAAATCAGAATTAATTCAAATTATACGAGAAGAAATTAAAAAAATCAATGAAGTTTCTTACGCCCCATTACCTCCAGTATTAGCTAATAAGTGGAGAGATTCTACTACTAGATCAATGAAAAAGAAGACCGATCCACCACAAACGAAAACAAGAAGATTAACTCCATCACAATATTATAAGTTATTAGGACAAATAGCTGATGTTGAAGAAAAGATAAGTGATTTAAAAAACCAATTTCACGACTTGAATTTCGAAATGGAACAAACTGCTGAAATCGAGGGTGGGCCGATTGCAGATCGAATCGGAACTGAAATGAACAAAGTATTGACACAAACAAAGCGGGAACAAGATAAACTAAATAAATTACAAAGTAAATTAATATAAATGAGACCACCTAATATTAAAACAGTTAAAATAGGAAATCAAACATTCGATTTGGGAAGAGTATACTCTAATCCATTTCATAATGCGTTTCTTCCAACAAATGAAAGCCCTAAGTTAATGGATATTTTATTTGAAACTGGTAAATTTGATAATATTGATCATGATAAAATTACTGAATATTACAGAACTCAATTAAAAAAAGAAAAGGTATTAAAGAAAGTTAAGAAAAAAGATTTTGAGTTTATATTAACAGATAGAAATAAGTCAGATGATGATTTTTATGGAGCAGTAACTTCCTTCCATATTCCATCAGGATTATATGCAGGTGATTTAGATATTGCCAAATGGAGTGGAATTAGTGATACTGAATTAGAAGGAGCTGTACAAGTTCACCCAACATATAGACGACAAAAAGTAGCAACGGAGATGTATAATTTAGCAGAGCGATACTTTAAGAAAAAGTTCAAACCTGCAAGTCCTCAATCAAAGGATGCAACCAATTTTTGGAAAAATAGAAAAAATATATAATTATAAATTATGGCAGATAACAAATCATTTTTTGATAGGTTAAAGAAATTATTTTCAACACAAACGATTATAACAGTTGATGCGGATGGTAAACGTAATGTAACTGATTTGGATAAACGGCAAATTACAAATTTACGTTCATCTACTGATAGATATTCAAGATTACAAAAATCATTCTATGATCAACTGGGGCAAAATAATTCATTAGCATATCAACAAATACGTAGAGAATTATTTAGAGATTATGATAGTATGGATATGGATGCTATTATCAGTTCTGCATTAGATATATATGCAGATGAATCTACATTACAATCTGAATTTGGTGACGTATTAACAATCAAATCCCCAAATCAAACAATACGGGAAAATTTAGAGAATCTATTTTATGACATATTAAATATTGAATTCAACATTTGGCCTTGGGTTCGCAATTTATCAAAGTATGGTGATTTTTATCTTTCATTAGAAATGGCAGAAGGCGCCGGAGTTGTAAATGTACAACCACTTTCTGTTTATAATGTAGAACGATTAGAGGATACTGATCCTGAAAATCCGAACTATGTTAAATTTAAAGTAGAGAATACAATAAAGAGTGAATATGAAAATTACGAAATGGCTCATTTTCGTTTACTTTCAGATACTAACTTCCTTCCTTATGGTAAAGCAATGATTGAAAACGCAAGAAGATTGTGGAAACAATTAACATTAATGGAAGATGCTATGTTAATCCATAGAATAATGAGAGCTCCAGAGAAGAGAATCTTTTCTATTGATATCGGTAATGTCAATCCAAATGAGATTGATAATTACATGCAGAAGATTATTAATAAGATGAAGAAAATTCCATTTTTAGATAAAAAATCTGGAGATTACAACTTAAAATATAATATGCAAAATCTAACTGAAGATTTCTTTCTTCCAGTTAGGGGATCTGATAGTGGAACTAAGATTGATTCATTACCAGGTTTAGAATATAACGCGATTGAGGATATTGATTATCTTAAAGCTAAGTTATTTGCTGCATTGAAAATTCCAAAAGCGTATTTAGGATACGAGGAAGACGTATGTATATCACCTGACACAAAAATTCCTTTACTGTCTGGTGAAACTAAAACAGCAGAAGAGATTATAGAAGATTTTGAAAATGGAATTCAACATTATGTTTATTCATTGGATGAAGAAACAAATAATATTGTACCTGGTAAATTAGAATGGGCAGGTATGACAAGAAAAGATGCTAAAGTTGTTAAAGTATGGTTAGATAATGATAAGTTTATAACTTGTACACCTGATCATAAGTTTTTAAAGAGAGATGGTGAATGGGTAGACGCAATAGAACTAAAAAAAGATGATTCTCTTATGCCACTATATTTAGATAGAAGTGACAATAAATTTATTAAAGATTATACTACTGTTTATAATCCATCTGATAATAAATATAAACTAGTTCATCAACTTGTCGCAGAATATTTTAATAAACGGAAGAAGGGAAAAGTCATACACCACATTGATTTAAATAAATGGAATAATAATCCTGATAATTTTGATTGTTCTATGGATTGGAATGAACATAGAAATTATCATATTCAATTGGCTAGAGAAGGAAATAATTCGTTAGCAATGGAACTGTATAGAAACAGTGATACGTTTTTAGAAAACCAATCAAAAAACGGTAGAATTGGAGGAATAAAATCATCTAAAAAATTAGGAGAATGGGTACAAACTAATGGTCCATGGAACAAAGGAACCAGAACTGGTGAATATATAAAATGTAAAAATGTCAATTGTGATAATGAAATTTATATAACAAGTAGTAGTGATCAATTATATTGTAGTAATAATTGTTGTTATACTGATGAAGATTTAGAATTATATAATACAAAATATGACAAATTTGAATTAGGAACTATTGTAAAATATGCGACACTTTCAAAATCATTTAAGGAACTTGAAAATAAATTAAATGTAGATAGAAATACTTTAAATAGAATTTTTAATTTTCATAAAATAGATAAACTTGATTTTATAATGGAACATATGCCTTTATCACAGAATAATAAAGGTTTTATAAATAATTTTAAAAATCATAAGGTTAAATCGGTTGAGATATTAAATGAACGTATTGATACGTGTGATGTTCGTATAGCAAAATATCATAACTTTGGTACAGATGCTGGTGTTATTATACATAACTCGGGTAAAGCTACGATCGCCGCAGAAGATGTTCGATTTGCAAGAACTATTGAAAGAATTCAGAGAATCGTTGTATCTGAATTAACTAAGATCGCTATTCTACATTTATATTCAATAGGTGTACCAGAGAGAGATATTACTAATTTTGAATTGAAATTGACAAACCCATCTACCATTTATGAACAAGAGAAAATAAATTTATGGTCTGAAAAAGTAAGACTGGCAGATGATATGAAACGACTGAAGATGTTTTCAACTGATTATATTTATGAAAAAGTGTTTAATCTATCTGAAGAAGAGAAAGATAAACAAAAAGTTAAAATTATCCAAGATTTAAAAGATCAATTTAGACATGAGCAAATTTCTACATTAGGTGAAGACCCAGCTGAACAACCCGACCCCGTTGATGTTGAAGGTGAATTGGAAAATATAAAAAGTGAATTTTCCAATAAAGGGGGTAGACCAAAAGAAGGTGGAAATTATGGTAGAGATGATCACGCATATGGAAGAGATCCATTAGGAAATAAAGAAAATGAAAAACCAAGAAACAGAGAAACAGAGGGTTACAGTAAAAAGGATAAACTTTCTTCATTGAGAGTGGCTAAAAATATGAAGAAAAAGAGCAAAGATATTATAACTTAAAGAAAATAATATGAAAACTAATTTTATCTTATATTTATACTGTATAGGATATTCTTTATTTACATTTAATAAACAACAATATGAAAAACCGTAAATCACAAATAAAACATAGTAAGTACAAAAATACTGGGATTTTATTTGAATTATTAGTACGACAAATAACATTAGAGATTCTTAATAATAAAGACCAAAACGCCCAATCTATTCTACAAGAGCATTTTGGGTCAAAAACTGAATTGGCTAAGGAACTTAAATTATACCATCTATTGATGAATGAAAAGTATAATTCTGAAAACAGAGCTGAAAAGTTTATTGATCTTGTAACCGAAGAACATTTACGTAAAGTAGATTTAAAGAAAGTTACTAGAGAAAAGTATGAGTTGGTTAAAAAAATAAAAGAATCATTCGATACGGATAAATTCTTTTCATCTAATATAACTAACTATAAAGAACTAGCATCTGTATATAAATTGTTTGAAGCTAAGCATGAATCTGGATATGATATCAAAGATATATTTAATTCGAAGTATACCATCGTAGAACACGTAATGTCATCATCCATTCAAAATAAAGGAGAGAAGTTAAATGAGATAATGTTCAAAGAATATAAGGAACAAGAAAAAGATTTACGTTTACTTACTTATAAAATTTTAGTGGAAAACTTTAATAAAAAGTACAATACACTAAATACAGACCAAAAATCGGTATTAAAAAACTACATCAATAATATATCTAATACAAATGATTTTTCTACTTTTATTGATACTGAACGTAAGAAAGTATTAGGTGAACTTAAAAAGATATCACCAAAGGTAAAAGATAAAGTAACATCTATTAAATTGGATGAAATCATTCAGCTACTAGAAAGATTTAAAGTAAAACAACGAATACCTGATAAGTATGTATCTACAATGATGATATCTTATGAGTTGATTCAGGAACTAAAGAAAAAACTAAAAAAATTATGAAAAATATTAAATTAAAATCATTACTAAAAGAATCTGTAGATTATGATTACCAATATGAATTCATTTCACATTTAAGAAATAAATATAAAAATAAAAAAGTAGATGGTTGGCAACCGGATTACGAAGCAATGGCAGGAACGTTTATGTGGGTAAGTGGAAAACATCTTATTTACGCTACTCCATTTTGGGAAGGTGAAGAAAATCTACCAATTGATGTATTAGAAAAAGGATCTGGTGATTATATATACCAAACATCTAAACGATTTAAACCATCATATGATGTTAAAAAAGATGAAGTAACTTATTTTAAGTTACTAAAACCAATATTTAAGGCAATGAAATAATAATGAAAAAATCCCAATTAAGAAAACTTATTAGAGAATTAATAAAAGAAGAAGAAGAAGAATTGGAAGAAATGTCCGCTACGGGAAATGTAGCAGGGTATCAAACTCCACACGCTTTTGCAAAAGGGGATTCTACTGATGATGAATATGTAGATAGGTTAAATAAGTCTACTGGATATACAAGAGTAAATGAAGAATACACAAACCGATGGTTAGAGTTAAAAAATAGTGAAGCAACTCCAAATCAAAAAATAGGTTGTGGAATTCGTAAGATCCGATATGAACTACAAGAAATGGATAAATTTCTAAATTGGTACAACAGAATCCGAATGGAAAATGAAGTACCTAAAGATGCCTATTGGAAACGGACACAAAGTCATATTAAAAAAATAAAAGAACGAGTAGTGAAATTAGTAGGGAAGCTACAAACATTAGACACATCATTAGATGATATAAATGAATCAGTGAATGAATCATCCCGTAGAGCTACTGACTTTTTTGAAGATTCTAAATACGGAAAAGCAATTCATCAATTACTTAAAGCAAAATGGGATTCTAAAAAAGTAGAATCATTTTTAGAAAAATTGGGTAATGGTAATGATGTTAAGAATGTTAGAATAATTGATTTTATATCAGGAGATGTTGGGCTAAATATTCGTAAGTATAAAACATTGGGTGATCAACTTCCAGATTTAATGAAACAGATGGAAACCCTTTATAACGAATTTCTAACAGAATCATTGACTGAAGTATCCCCAAATGATTTACTATCATTCTCACAAAAGTACAGAGGAACAAAAGTAAAACATTGGGATGGGATTGAAGGCACATTCGCAGCAGTTGTGGTTAAGTCTATCATCAATAATACAAAAGTTCATCCCAAGGATGTTGTATTAAAGTGGGACAGACGGAATGCTGTATTAGAGATTGAAGTAGGTGGAAAGAAAAAGAAAGTAAAGAAAAAATCAATAAGTGCAGAATTTATTACAACATTAATAAAAAAATGACATGAAATTAACAAAAAAACAATTACAAGAAATTATTAGAGAAGAAATCCAACGATTAACTGAAGGTCAGAGGCCTTTATATGTAATAGCAAATGAGATCAGTAAAGATTGGAAAAAGGTAAATTACGCGGCCAAGCCATATTTGGAAGCAATGCATTCATTAACATCTATTAATGATAAATACCTTATGGATAGTGCAAAATCTATTGTAGTATATTTCTTATCAAATGCACACACTTGGAAAGGTGAAACTGCTAAAAGAATAAAAACAGAACTTAAAGGAATGATAAAATAATGAAATTAACAAAAAAACAATTACAAGAAATTATTAGAGAAGAATTATCAAATATTAATGAAGATGCAGTTTCAAATGTTAAAAAATTTGATAAAGCATTTAAAGATTTAGTAGACGATGTAAAGAATAGAAAGGGAGTTGATTCACGTGCATATGATAAGTATTCCGATGGTGAAATATTAGGAACAATTATTAAAGGTATCTTACAAAGTGGAGTTACGAAACTACAAAATCCAAAGGAATTTTGGGTGTATTTAAAAAAGTAAAAATATGAAAATTACAAAATCAAAATTAAAAGAACTTATTAAATCTACAATACAAGAAGAATCTGAATATCAAGTATTCTTCAAAAAGGTATTGGATAAATTTGGATTTGATTCACCCGTTGATATGGATGATGAAACCAAAAAGAAATTCTTTAATGTTATTGACAAAGGATGGTCGACTAAAAATGAATATCACCAAAAAGGAGATATTCCAGTAGAAGATGAATTTAAAGTATTTGGTAAATCATATCCCAAAAGAGCCGTAAGTGAATCAATAAATTCAGATGCCCAAGGAATTGCAAGATTTTCTGGTACACGCGCAGATGCAGTTGAAAAATTTATCAATACTCATAATTTAGATTCAAAGAAACTTTTTGATTATATACGAAAAGGTACACTAAAAGACAGAATGGATTTTGCAACTGCTCTTTCAGGTAAACCAAATAATAAATTTCAGAAGAAAATTGTAACTCAATTTAGCGAATCGTTAACTGAAGCTGACCGTACCAAAATGAGAAAGTTAAAGAAATTAAAACATCAAAAAGATAAACTGAAAACAAAAACGGATAATCAAAAATTCAAGGACCAAATGAAGGCAGTATTAAAAGGTATGGAATTCAACGATGATGATCGAGCTCAAGATTGGTATGATGCAGATTTTTTCGAACAAAATGTAAACGAGAAAATCGAAGATTATAGTAGAGGTGACGCAATGGATGATATCATAGATCAAATTAATTGGTCATCATCTTATATGATAGAATCAATAAACGAAGTTAGTGCAATGTCATTTGATGAATTTAAGAAAAAAAAACCTGATGTTTTCAGTCCGTATGTGAGTGAACGGGATGCAGTGTACAAACCAAAATATGATAAATACTCAAGTAGAATCCGATATTTCAAACATGGGAGAAAAAATTCAAAAAGTATTGATATTAAAACTGCATATGATTCATATGTTTATAATATAAAGAGAGGTCGACCATTACCAGAATCAGTAAATGAGGAAAGGAGTTTCTTGAAAAAAGAGCCAAAAGAAGGAAACTATTGGATTGTCAGTAACCAACTGTTGAGAAAGGGAGCAGTTGAGACTTATTATTACATTTCAGACGCTGAAGGTAAGGTGTATCACCATAAAGATAATAAATGGAGAAAGAAAACATTGATGGATATTTCAACATATTGGTTTATTTCTGAAAAATCTGCACGAGAGTATATCAAACGGAATTTAAAATGAATCTACTAGAACCAAATTTAATTAAAACAGAATTAACATCATGAAAAAACTATTAATTGAAACACAATTATTCGAAGGAAAATTACAAGAAGATTCGTCAGGTCGAGTTTTAGTACGAGGTGTTTTACAAAGAGCTGGTAAAGAAAATCAGAACGGACGAATATACCCAAGAAATATTCTGGAAAGAGAATGTAAAAAATACGAAACTCTTATAAAAGAACGAAGAGCGTTAGGTGAATTAGATCACCCTGATTCTTCTGTAATTAACTTAAAAAATGTTTCACATAATATCAGAGAAATCCACTGGGATGGTGATGATTTAATAGGAACTGTAGAAATTTTAAATACTCCTTCAGGAAATATTCTAAAGGAATTGATTAGAGCAGAAATACTTTTAGGTATATCATCTAGAGGTATGGGTTCAACGACACCATTAGGTGAGAACAAAGTGAAAGTTGGAGAAGATTTTGAACTAATAGGTTGGGATTTTGTATCTAACCCATCAACTCACGGAGCATTTATGTCACCTATGAACGAATCTATAATGAAACAAATAGGAACCGATGTATGTGGTGATTGGTGTAGAGCACAACATTTAATGAGAGAAATCATAACAGAACTTGGATAAAAAATGATAAAATTAATAGATTTATTATTTGAAACCTTTTCTAAAGAAATTAATGATATTGAACAATACGTAGAACGTAATTCATATTTTGAAGTATCGGATAAATCCGAACATCAAATTCATTTTGTTACACGTGAAAATGGATCTGTAGGTGATGAAACACCGGGACAAGAAGATTATAAAGAAGCACAACGGTTAAAGAAGCAATTAGAACGTGATTATAAAGATATAAAGGTAACCATTGATACTATTGATGAATGGACAGATCTTCGTGTTGATTTTTCGGAATCAGAAAAACATCAAATAGAATTAAATAGAGTATCAGGTAAAGAATACAAAAACCAAATTTCTAATATTGAAAAATTTGTAGAAGATCATATTGTAAATAATTTACCACATTTAAGTACTGAAAACGCAGTAGGTAAAGAATTGAAAAAAACTGATTATTTAGAAAAAACAGAATCTAAATATGAACAATTCTTTAATATGGATTTAGGTCTAAGATCTGAATATTATATACATACATTTGATATAGGATGGATTGATACAGATGTACCAAAATCACAACGTAAGAAAGATTTTGACAAATATATAAAACAATTAAAACGTGATATACATAAAAAGTTCAGATTATCTAAATTTATAAATGATAAATATAATGATTTATTTGATGTTACATATGTTGGTGGTACTGGAATGTGGATGACGATTAAAGTTACTTCACCGAAATTAAAAATTAAAAATGAAACAGTGATATGAAAATAACTAAAAAACAACTAAGAGAAATCGTTCGTAAAGAACTTCATACTTTACAAGAATCAAAAGCTGAAGAAATATTAAGTAAAATGATTAGAGATTTACGTATTAAAGATAAAGCATTAGAATCTGTGATTAGAGAATTGGCATTTAGTAATCCACCTCGTGTAATTGAATCTGTATTAAGAAAACATATGCCAGACCTTAATTAAAATAATATAAAACTATGAAATCAATAAAATTAAAAGAATTATTAAAAGAATCTGAAAATACCCGGTTAAATAAAAAAGTATTAAAGTTTTTCGATGGGTACATTAATTTACCAAAAGGGTTATCCGAATATCAATGGGTATTTAAAACTATATTAAAAGGGGCTCTGACTGATGCTAATTTTCATAGCGAAGTTAAGAAAGTAGATAAATTATTTCCTAGATCAAGTAGACCATCTGGTAAAGATGGATCTCCGTATACAAAGGAATTGGAAAGTGTAATAGAAGATAAAGGAATTATGATAGCTAAATGGGCTAAGTGGGATGGGTTTGATATTATTAATGCATTTTCATATGTAGCATCTATGAGAATTAATGATTCAGCAGGTAAAAAAATTGAAACATTATTAGAAAATTCACCAATTAATATCAAAGAAGAATTAAAAAAAGGTGAAATACATTCATTAGAAGGGAAGCAAGTTAAATATTCTGTTATATTAAACGATGGAACTATTCAAATTCATTTTAAAGATGGTGCATCAATTGAATTTATGAATAATAAATATGTTAAAATAAAAAAATAAAATTATGAAAAATAAACCATTTGATATTGCAGATTTTGTTTCAAATAACAAAATTACAATGAAATCAACGAAACCAATTTTAAAGGCAACTAAGACATTCAAAGGATATAATGATATCCGTAAGACTGTAATAGAAGAAGTAAAAATTAAGGATGGTAAATTCAGTATTAAAGAATCAAAAAACGGAGGTAATGAAGAAAGAAAATCATTATCAACTGAAGTTAAAAAACATTTCTTAGAAATTATCTCTTCTTATAATACTTACAATTCTCAAATGAAGCGATCATCTGATATTATAGAAGTTGCAGAAACACTTGGTGGTATTGTAGAGGCGGCTAGAGAATTAACATTGAATGAAGCAGAAGATTGGTTCGATAAAGTTACTATTAAACGTAACATGAAACAATTGGAAAAATTGGAAGGTTCATTTGATAAGGTAGCAAAAGATGCGAAAGTATTAGATTCCAGGATGCAAGCACTATACGAAGAAATGGGTTTGATTCTAAACCGATATTATGAAATAAGTGATATTGATCCAGAGGTGATGAGACAACGATTAGGGAATGTAAACGAAACGTTAAAAAAAGGAGAAATTCATAAATTAGAAGGCAAATCTGTTAAAATGTCTACAATTTTAAATGATGGAACCGTACAAATTTATTTCAAAGATGGTACTGTATTACAGTTTACTCATAATAATGATACTAAAATAAAATGAAAATAACTAAAAAAGAATTACGAGAAATTATACAAGAAGAAATTTCTAATGTAATATCCGAATCGTATATAGATGAAATTAAAGATACATTATCAAAAGTTAAGAAAGAAGTAATCAGAGAATTATCTAAAAAAAAGGTTAAAGTTAGATGGATTACAGATATAGAGGAAAAGCCAGCTCTTGGTGGAAAACGAGAAATATATTTATCTGGTGAGTTTGAAAATGGAGTTGTTAGAGCTACTGGAACTATGGATAGAAACGGTAAAGTTTATTATAGTGGTGCAGTATTTTATAGTAGTAGTTTGTTTAAATCATTTACAGATCCAAAAAAATTCATAATGTATATGAAAAAAAGTGCACAAGAATTTAAACCACCAACTACCATTGGGAAATAATTAAAAATAAAAATAACAATAGTTATATGGCAAATAAAAATAGAATAGGTGTTACGGTACGAAAGGGAAATGTTGATAAGGCAATTAATATTTTCACAAAGATGGTCAAATCATCTGGTATATTATATGAATTCCGTAACAACCAAGAATTCACAAAACCATCTACTGAAAAGAGATTAAAGAAAAAAGAAGCAAAATATAAGCAAAAAATTGCGGATAAAAACAATAAATAATAATTAATTTAAGTTTTTTTATCGTTTTCCTAAATTTTCTTATACTTATATTATATAATAACTCATTTATATATGAGTTTTTACATTTGGTACAATGAATACTCACCTGAGATAGAGAATATCTCCAATTAATGTGTAGTAACCGACAAGCCAATTTTTAAACCAATATTGAAGTTTACCTAAATAACTTCAGAAAACTAAAAGGTAAAAATACACATGGCAGAATCAAAATTACTTAAAGAAGCAATAGCTGATGCTAAAGCTGTACGTAAAACTGCTATCGAAAACGCAAGAATCGCTTTGGAAGAAGCATTCACTCCAAAATTACAATCATTACTTTCTAAAAAGCTACAAGCTGAAATGGAAGGTGAAGACGAGTTTGAAGACGAAGATGAAATCGAAGAAACTGTAGATTCATCCGCAATCGGAAAAGGAGATGGAAAAGATGAAAGTGGAACCGATGGTAAGCAACCAGCAGCTGATGCAAATACAGCACATACTGATTTAGATCCTGAGACAGGCAAGGCTAAAGCCCCGTCGGACTCAGATTATAATCAAGGAACAGTCGTTGATGATTTGACTGAAACTACAGAAGAAGATGACGACGAAGATGTAACAGGCGCAACTTATGATGTAAATGAAGAAGAAGAATTCGATGGTGAAGAAGAAGATGAGTTCGAAGATGATTTAGATTTAGAATCTATTATCAAAGAATTGGAAGCAGACTTAGATGATGACGAAGAAGAAGATGTATTCGAATCCGAAGAAGGTGAAGAGGATGATGAAGAAGTTGACTTTGATGCATTGGGAGAAAATGATGAAATAGAATTTGATCTTGATGATGAAGGAGAAATCGAAGAAAGTGAACAAGAAGATGATGATGATGAATTTGAGTTTGATGATGAAATCGACTTAGACGAAATTCTACGTGAAATGGGATACGGAGATGATGAAGAAGAAGGTTCCGAAGAAGAAGAAGATGAAGCATCTGCAGAAGTACAAGCAGAGTTAGCACAAGCTTATTCAACAATTCGTGAATTGAAATCAACAATCAATGAAGTGAACCTATTAAACGCAAAACTTCTTTACACAAACAAAATATTTAGATCTTATGATCTTGATAACTCTCAAAAAGTGAAAGTAGTAGAATCACTTGACAGAACAAATTCTGTTAGAGAAGTAAAACTAGTTTATGCAACTTTAGCTGAATCAATGACATTTGCTAATGGTGTTGAAAGAAAGAAAGTGAAGAAAATAACTGAAGGGCTTGCTTCAAGAGCAACTGCTTCAACTAAACCTTCAAAGGAATCAACAAACATCATTACAGAGAATACAAATGATATGGCTCATCGGTTCAAACAGTTAGCAGGTATTAACAAATAACACATTAATTAAACAAAGGAAAAAATAGAATGGCAAATTTTAATTTAAACAAACTTATGGAGGCTAAAAACCCACAAGCTGTAATGCTAGAGGAAACTCGAGGATTAAAAGGCAAATGGTCAGAAACAGGTCTTCTAGAAGGATTACGAGAAAGAGAACAACATTCAATGGCAGTTCTCTTAGAAAACCAAGCAAAACAATTGCTTGACGAAGCAACTCAAACAGGTACAACTTCTGGTTCAGAAGAATGGGCTGGTGTTGCGTTACCATTGGTAAGACGTATTTTTGGTGAAATTGCATCGAAGGAATTCGTATCAGTTCAACCAATGAACTTACCATCTGGTTTGATATTTTACTTGGACTTCAAATATGGAAGCAACCAAGAAGGAAACCCAGGATTTTTAGGTTCATCCGTTTTCGGTGGAACAGGGAAAAAATTGGGTTCAACTGATGCAGCTGTTTCAGGTGCATACGGTGACGGTAGATGGGGATACTCAATCAACCAAAGAACAGTTAGTAACATTGTTCCATCAACAGTAACAAGCGCTTCTCACGAAGCAATTGGTTTCAACTCTGCACTTAGTGCATCTGTGGAAGCAGGTGAAGTATTTATCGTTAGTTTCGATATTGCAGATATTGAAAACGCAGGCGGACGACCACTTGATAAGGAAGGTTCAAAAAGTTTCCACATCTCTGGTTCAGCAATGGCAGATCCGGCAGCTTTCTACCCACAATACACTGATGTAGCATTAGGATCATCAACTGTAGATTTCGTGGTAAGAGGTTCAGCAATCTCAGGATCAAATTTCTCTGTTACTTATTCAGAACAACCAACTGATTTCGATCGTGGTGATTTTGAAGACAGAAGCCCAATTCGTGGTGAAAACGCCGATGCAGGTTATGATGCTGGTACTGATTTAGCAATTCCAGAAATTGACTTGGAACTACGTTCTGAGCCAATCGTTGCGAAAACACGTAAGTTGAAAGCAGTTTGGACTCCTGAATTAGCGCAAGATTTAAACGCATATCACTCAATTGATGCGGAAGCAGAATTGACATCAATGTTATCTGAGTATATCTCTCTTGAGATTGACTTGGAAATTTTGGATATGTTGAAATCAAACGCATTGACAGTAGACTACTGGTCAGCAACAATCGGACAAGAGTATAACTCTAATGCCGGAACGTGGGTAAATTCAGCAAACGCTGTAGCATACCAAAAGAACACATGGTTCCAAACATTAGGTGTTAAGTTGAATAAAGTTTCTAACAAAATTCACACATTGACACTTAGAGGTGGAGCTAACTTCTTAGTTGCATCACCTGATGTATGTACAATTCTTGAATCAATCCCAGGATTCCACGTGAATTCTGATAAGGATGCTATGGAATTCGCTGCTGGAGTAACTGCAGTAGGTGCAATTGCAAACAGATACACTGTTTACAAAAACCCATATATGACTTCTAACGAAATCTTAATGGGATATAAAGGTAACAACTTCCTTGAGACAGGAGCTGTATATGCACCATATGTACCGTTGATTATGACACCATTAGTGTATGATCCGACTAATTTTACCCCCCGTCGGGGGGTCATGACCCGTTACGCTAAAAAAATAGTGAGACCTGAATTTTATGGTAAGATCTATGTTAAAGACCTACAAAATGTGTAAGCATTAAGTAATCTTTAATACGTAGTCGTGTTAAAAACTTAAAGGAATCATCCGAAACGGTGGTTCCTTTTTTTTATGTCAAAAAATAGTTGTGTTTAATAATTAATTTTCGTATATTTATGGTCATAGGTATAATTAATTTTTTAATATAAATGGTAGAAATAAAAATAGAAAATGAGTTATTGTGTAGAGTATGTGATACTTCATATAAATCTGCACATGCACGAAATAAATGTATTCAGTCTCATGGTCTTACATTAAAAGAATATATAGTTAAATATTTTTTAGATGATATACCGATGTGTAAATGTGGATGTGGTACACCTGTTAAGAAAACAACATTACATAAAGACATAATACGATATTCAGAATATACTACCAATCATTTTCCACGAAAACCACATACAAAAGAAACTAAAGAAAAAATAAAATTAAATACAAAAAAAGCGATTAAAGATAAATATGGAGTAGAAAATGTATTCCAATTAGATAAGTTTAAACATAAAATAAAAAAAACAAACCAGAAGAAATATGGTGTTGATAATCCAGCGAAATGTAGAAATGTACAAGAAAAATTGAAGAAAACTTGTATAGAACGATTTGGATATTCTAATATTTTTTTAGATCCAGTTTTTAGAAAAAAGCATATTAAAAAGAAATCTAAATATGAAAAACTCTTAACTGAAAAATTAAATGGAAAACAATCAATTATAGTAGATGGTAAAGAATTTGATATTAAAGTTGGAAATCTTCTTATTGATGTAGATGGCGACTATTATCATCCTAATCAATTAGTAAATTTATCTTTAACACAAATAAATAGCGTATTAAATGATTATGAAAAAGATTTACTTATAGATAATAATGATGAATATTCGTTAATTAGAATAAAAACATCTGAAATACCAAATGATATCACATTAGATAATATCATTAATGAATCATATAATAATGATTTTAAATTAGGATATAATGATATTATTATTAATAAAGAATATTTAACTGATTATATTAATAAATATGGAAAAGATAAATTAGAAAAATATATACCGATGTTATTAAAATTTGTGAGAACGTTTTCACCTAATTTTCCAACAATAGTTTCCAATGAGTCTCCAAATGATGTTATTAAATATATTAGAGAGTTGGATGTAAATAGAATATATATTGGAAACGATACATTTAAAAATAATGCATTTAATAAAGGTGTATCATTATTAAAAAGTATTTTTGATTCATATTGGGATAGTTCATTTAATAGTAGGCTAAGTCCAATAGAAGCTTGGGATGATGATAAAATAATGTATAACTTGATCAAATATAGGATAGGAATTAATAATGATAATCATATTTCTGATTTTAGCTTACGTAATTTAGTTTATGCTCTTAATGTTAATAGGTATTGTGTTTCTTTTTTCAAACCAGCGTTAGCATCCGCAATTTATACTCATTATTTAGGGGAAACGGAAACGCCAATAGTTTTAGATCCTTGTGCAGGATTTGGCGGAAGGTTAGTTGGATTTAAGTGTAAATATCCAAAGGGTACTTATATTGGAGTAGAGCCAAATATTGATACATATAATGGATTAAAAAAAATAGTGGAATTATTTGGATTTAAAAATGTTATTCTTATTAATGATAAAATAGAAAATGCAATAATTCCTATTGATTATGATTTTACATTTACCTCGATACCATATTATAATAAAGAAGATTATAATAATATGTTTAATTATTCAACAGTTGATGATTGGATGGACACCTTTATTAACTCATTATTCCAATTAGATAATTTAATATTAAATGTAGATATTGACACTTATAATCTTTTGTCAGACAAATTTGATATATGTGGTAAAATAAATAAAAATAGATCGCCCTTTAATTCTACTAAAGAAAATTATGAACTTTTAATTAAATTAAAATAATGCCAAAAGGAATACCGAAAAACGGAAAAAGGAAAATATCAACTGTTAAATGTAAAATATGTAAATCAAACTTAAAGTTAAATGGATTTGATTCACATCTGAAACACAAACACAATATATCATGTGTTGATTATCGTAATAAATATGGTGAATATAGACCCAAACAATTAGATTATGAAGAACGATCTGATAGTAAATATAAATGTAAAATAGATGGTAAAGAATGTGCTTCAGAACGACATTTATCATATTATGTCCGTATGAATTATGGGTTATCAAAACGTGAGTATATTATCCAGCATATTTTTCAAAATAAACTTCCAACTTGTAAATGTGGTTGTGGAGAATTAGTAACATTAAAAAATCAATATCCGTATCATAGTGAGTACATATCTGGTCACAATATTTATGATACTCATTTAGGCTCTAAGAGAAGTAAAAAATCAAGAATGAAAATGAGAAGATCCAGAATAAAATATTTAAAAGAAGGAGATTCTATTTTTCATAACCACGGACCATCTAAAGCAGAACAGTCTATATGTGATTTCATTTGTGAAAATTATGATGGTGAAGTTATACAAAATAATACTACGATTTTATCTGGATTAGAATTGGATATTTATGTACCCGATAAAAAACTTGCTATTGAATATAATGGATCTCGCTTTCATTCTACTGAATTTAAAGAAAAGCGATATCATTTGAATAAAACAAAAGAATGTAATGAAAATGATATTCATTTAATTCATATATGGGAACCTGATTGGATAAAAAACAAAGATATTGTAAAATCAATTTTATTATCTCAGTTAAATAATAACAAACATAGGGTATATGCACGGCAATGTGAACTTAAAGAATTAGATTTCCAAACAACAAAACGATTTTTGATTAAAAATCATTTACAGGGAAATTCAGTTTCATCAATTCGTTGCGGACTATATTTCAATGATGAATTGATACAAGTAATGACATTTGGTAAATTAAGAAAAGCAACTGGTCAAATTTCAAAAGAAGGAAGTTTTGAGTTATTACGATTTTGTTCTAAACAAAATTATTCAGTAGTCGGTGGTGCTAGTAAATTATTTACTTTTTTCATTAATAACCATAATCCAATGTATGTATTATCATTTGCAAACAAAGATTGGGCAACGGGAAATGTATATGAAAAATTAGGATTTAAGTTCATTAAATTTACAACACCTGGATATTTCTATGTAAAGGGTAAACGAAAATATCATAGATATAAATTTCAAAAACATAAGCTGGTTGAAGAAGGCGAAGATCCAATATTAACTGAATCTGAAATTATGTATAATCGTGGATATTATAAAATATGGAATACTGGTAACTATAAATTTGAATGGTACAAAAAATAGTTGTGTCTAATAATTAAAAAATATTATACTTATATAATATAGACATTAATAATTTATTTAATCATTTTTTTAGATGGCAAAACTAATATTACGAAAAGGAACAAAAAACCCTCGCTTTAAATAGTAGAGGGTTTTTTAATGCGGTTTAGTTTAAAACTTATGTCCGCATTTTGGACAGAACTTCCATGAGGATTTACGGATTCTTAATCCACATTCTTCACAGTATGTTCTAATCTTCTTTATTTCTTCAGGTGGACGTTGTGATATTGGCAGTATGTGAAATACTTGATGTTTATCACTAAAGGATGAGAAGTTACCACTACTACTCTTGAATTTTTGATTGGATTTACTACCTTCATCAACTCTGCCTGTTTCTACTTGTGAAAGTGATGTGTTGGAAAAGTTGCATGTAGTATTACTTACATTTTCCATATTAGCAGTTCCCGCATTAGTTGTCCAAGAACCACCACCTCCACCACCTAATGAATTTGTATTAACACCACCTCCAAAATATACACCTGGATCGTATGTATGACTGCCAGTATATGTAATATTCGGCGGACAAATGGTAGCCCATTGTTGAATTTCTTTGTAAAATAAAATCTCAACTTTACCATTTCGTTCTCGTTGTTCTTTCGTTTCATCTACATCATCTACCATAAATGTATTGAATTTGAATTTTTTATTCTTATCAATAAATCTATCCAAATAATGATGTGATTGTGGTTCTATAATTAATCCAGATGTTGATATGAATTTTCCATTTATTTTGATTTTTACTAAGTACCTAAAATCAGAATTGTTAGTTAACTCAATTTGGAATTCATCTCCACCATTGAGAAAGCATTTTTCATCATCGTAATACTTTAATCGGTTGTTATTTACACAAATATCCGCTGATGGTAAATCGTGGAATACTTGGTAATAATATGATGAGGTTGTTGTGTTGTTAAAATTAATATTGCCGCTTGAGCAAGACGTGGTTTTTTTATCATTTTTCATAATATACCTCTTAATGTTTAGTTATATTCACAAATTCTTTTACAGTACATGATATACTATTTTAAGCCATAATGACTCAGAACTTATAAATGTTGATATATAACAATAAATATACGAAATATAAATTTTAAAATCAATTTTTTTATCTATTCAAATAAAAATGGTTATTTATTAGGAAATTAATACTTATACATATAATCAATATATAAAACTATGAGTGATACAGAAAAAATATGGCAAGGTTCGGGTTCGGTAATTGAAGAAGGAAAAACTCCTTTTGGGTTTTATGATAAGGAACCAACATTTCAAAGAGATGCACCGAAAGTAGCTTCGTGGTGTGCAACTAGATTAGGATATCCTATACAGAACATCGAATTGGTTGATCTTAATTTTTATGCGTGTTTTGAAGAATCTATTACCGAATATTCAGCACAAGTAAATCAATTCAACATTCGAAACAATTTAGATTCAGTTCAAGGAAGATCTTCTAACGAACAACTTTCTGGTAAATTAGTTGAAGGAACTAACTTACAATTTTTAGTAGAACTAGCAGATTCATATGGTACATTAGCAGGTGTAGGTGGTAAAACAGATATTAAACGTGGAAGTATTTCATTAGAAGCTGGGAAACAAATATATGATTTACAGAAATTATATGGAGATGTAGAAGAAAATGGATGTAGGCTTATAGTTAATAGAGTGTTCCATGAAGGAACTCCTGCAATATCTCGTTTTTTTGATCCAATGGTTACATCAGGTATGGGTACAATGAATATGATGGGAGAATTTGGATTTAGTGGGTTCTCACCTGCAACTCAATTCGTGATGATGCCACTTTATGAAGATTTATTGAGAATACAGGCAATCGAATTTAATGACCAAATTAGAAAATCCACATTTTCATTTAATATTGTTAATAATAAATTACAAATATTTCCGATACCAAGTGGTCCCAGAGAATTGTATTTTGAATATTATATAGGTGATGAAATAAGAGATGGGCAAATTCACGTACAAGATAATGTCGTTTCAGACTATTCTAATATTGGTTATTCTAATATACCATATTCAAAAATAAATGATGTTGGTAAGCAATGGATACGTAAATATACATTAGCGCTATCCAAAGAATTATTAGGAGCCGTTAGAGAAAAATACTCATCAATTCCAATACCTGATTCAGAAGTTTCATTAGATGGTGCGGCATTACGGTCTGAGGCATCTGAAGAAAAGACGCAACTATTAGAACAACTAAGAGAAAATTTAGAAGAACTTTCTAGAAAAAATAGAATGGAACAGAGAGCTCAAGAATCTGAATACCACCAAGAAATGCTACGAAAAGTACCAATGGCAATTTACATAGGATAATATGGCTCCAAGGTTTAACTTAGAAAGAGATATCAGCTTTTTTAACTCTATTGCAAGAGAACTGGTGGATGATGTCGTTGATACACCATTGATTATATTTAAACTTTCTATGAATGAAACGAAAACAAATTTATATGGGGAGAGTTTAAATAAATGGTATTTACCAGGCGTTAAAGTAACTGGATTAATAGCAAGAGATAACACAATTACAGGATACGAAGAATTTGGACCAGATAGTTCACAAACGGTTGAGTATAAATTACATAGAAAAACGTTAAAAGAGAAAGAAATATATCCTGAAATCGGCGATGTAATATTTCATAATGAAAGTTACTTTGAAATATCCAATATAAGAGATGATCAGTATATAGGTGGACAAACAGGTAAAGTGAATCCAAATGAACGATTTTCAATTGTATGTGAAACGTTCTTAGTAAGAAGAAGTAGTTTGAATATAGAAGAAAGGGTAGAATAATATGAAATCTCCATTAGATAATATAGAAAATAGAGCACATAATATAACTACACCTGAAGATAAACAATTGGGAATTGTATTAGAGGATATTGATGGAGCTATTATAGGGTATTTAGAAAATATAGTAATTCCTACTTTACAATTGGATGGGAAAACACTAACCGTTCCTGTGATTTATGGAAATGCAGAACGATGGGTATCTGCAAGAAGAGATGGATTTTTGAGAGATCAAAGAGGACAAATCCAAATTCCATTAGTGATGATAAAACGGAATAACTTAAATAGAGATGATAGTATGCAACTCTTTGATAGAAATGTAACCTATCCTTCTATTAAAAAATATTCAAAACGAAATAGATATGATAGATTTTCTTTATTGAATAATATCAATCCAGAATATGAAGTGTATAATATCACAATGCCAACGTATGTTACGATTACATATGAATCTATTATGTGGACAAATTATACAGAACATATGAATAAGCTAATAGAAGCTGTACAGTTTGCTGGTAATGAATATTGGGGTGATAAGGATAGGTTCAAATTTAAAACTAAAATTGACTCATTTGATACAGAACAATCAATGGCAGAAGGGTCGGAACGAGTGATTAAGACAATGTTTTCATTAGAAGTAAATGGATATTTATTACCTGAAATGTTTAATAATAAACCAACTACATCAACTGGATATACAACAAAACAAACGATAATATCTACAGAAATAGATAAAACACTTAAATAACAGTTTCATATCTATATACTACCAAGGGAACTTATTAATTTAGGTTCCCTTTTTTATTCATCCTTTTCTCTTTTTCTAATACTTATACATATAATAAATATACAATACTATGGAACTTAATATTATAGACCTTCCACTTACCGCATATAGAGGTGACACATTTTCTAGACAATTGTTTGTAATAAGTGATTATGATTTAAATGGTGTTGAAATACCATTGGATTTATCTGACTATGAATTTAATATGCAACTCAGATTAAATTTGAAATCTACTGAACCAGTTATTCATTTTAGTGATTCTAATTTTTATTCAGGTAGTTCAACAACAGCTGAGCAATATGATATTGATAACGGCGATCCAACAGGTACAACAAATGATGAGTTATATATTTTAGTACCAGCGGCGGACATGAAATTTAATGCAAATGTATATTTGTATGATTTAGAAATGAAACAACCAGATGGTACTATAATCACACCAATTCGAGGAAATTTCACACTACAGCCAGATATTACTCGTGATATAGAATATACATAATTATGATAATTAGAATACCTGAATTAAGTGGTAGTGTTAATTTTTCATTACCAGCAAATAACTCTACATATAACGTTGTAGTTCCAGATAATGTATCACCTTATCTATTAAGATTTGATACAACTACAATATCTGCAGAACGTGCAAGGGCTAGTTTACTTATTCAAGAATTTAAAGACGAATCATCAATTATTTATGGAAGAGTTGATCAATTAGAGATAGAAAGTGGAAGTATACGAAATGATTTTAATTCATATACAGCATCTTTTGATGATTTTACCAATATATTTTCTATAGTTGATGATACTGTAAATGTCAATGGAGATTTAATTGTATCAGGATCGGCAACGCTTAATCAACTTTTCTTTTCATCTTCATTGATCGTATCAGGTGGAGTAGTTGATTTCACACTAACTGATAATGTAATAGGTTCATTTTCAGGTTCATTTCAAGGTAATGGAAATTTTGAATCATTTATTATAAAAGATACAATATTATGGGATGCATCATCTAATTTTTTAATTTCCCAAAAACCAAATGATACTGAATTAACGGTTGGGAACTCTCATAACGATTATGAATATAAACAAAAAACAACATTTAAAAATGCGGAAGTAGTTGTATCAGGTTCAATGAAGGTTACAAAAGACGGGATATTAATATTGGAACCGCATTCTATCCCACCAACACCAATTTCTGGTGGAGTGTATTATTCAACAGATGGTGCATTTTTTGTCGGAATTAATGGAGGATAAAAGGTTTTAAAAAAATATTATAATTATACTTATAAGTATGTTATGTACAGTAACTATTAAATAAAAATTATATGGCGCAATGGAAAAAGGTTATCATTTCTGGTTCTTCAGCAGAACTAGAAAGTTTAAACGTAGATAACGTAGTGCGAGTTGGTACAACTCAAATTATCAGTGGTTCGGAAGATACTAAATTATCAGGCTCGTTTTCAGGCTCGTTTACAGGAGATGGCTCAGGAATAATTGGACTCCCTGTAGAACTGAGGGTGTCAGGTTCTTCAACTAATGGAGAAGTTGGTTTATTGGAAGGATCACTATCAATTTTAGGTGGAACTGCAGTAACTACTACTGTTAGTGGTGTAGGTGTAGATCCAATAGTTACTATTAATGTTCAAGATGGTAGTACATCCCAAAAAGGTATTTCATCATTTAATTCAGATGGGTTTACTGTAACAAGCGGTAATGTAAGTTTAGCAAATTCAGCTACTGGTGCCGTATTATCTATCGCAGGTACAGCCAATCAAACAACAGTTAGTAGAACAAATGGAACAGTAACTATCGGGTTGCCAACAAATGTTACTATTCAAGGGACAATCGCTGGTAACGTTTTGGACATTACTACAAATGCAGGTGTCGGTGGTAATTTAACTGTTACAGGCACTTCTACATTTAATGATGATGTAACCGTATCAGGTTTAAATAATTTAATCGTAGGTGGAAATGCTTCAATAGGTGGTGACTTAATAGTAAGTGGTGATGTAACTGCTATAAATACTACTAATTTAGAGATTTCTGATAGGTTCATTCTTTTAAATTCTGGTTCTAATCAATCTGCAACACAAAAAGGTGGTATTGTTATTGATGAATCAAATGGTATTGGAGCTGGTTTTATATATAATTCATCAGATGATAGATGGGGATTTAACGAAGCTACAGATGCAAACAATCAGGTGGGTATTACATCTGAAGCGTATGTAGCTACCGTAACAACAGGCGCTTCTGGACAATTCGGTGGTAAGTATGATAAAGTAGGTAACATAAGAGTAGATGCTCAGGGAGATATATTTATTTGGACATAAAATAATAAAAGTTTGGTTATAAAATGGGATTAATAGAAAAGAAAAAAGACGAATCAAAGGTAACAAAGAAGCAAGAGCCAAATTTTGAATTGGCTAAAAACGAATATGAATTTTTGTTTGAAATAATTAAAACCACTTCTTTTAAAGGAGAGAGTGTAGAATTATTATATAACATTGTATCAAAATTACAAAATCAATACGTAAATAAATACAGAAAATAAATGATTGTTGGCCTTATATAATATATAGGGAAGTGGGCAATAATAATATTGTAACCAACCGCGATGATAAACGTATTTAGAATAATATATATACTAACAGTTTTGTCTGTTATATAGATAATAAACTATACATACACTTTATTGTTGTATTTGGCTCGCCCGCATTAAACTAATAAAATAACTACAACGTGCCAAATTGGAAAAAGCTTATCACATCTGGATCAGATGCTAGTCTAAATTCATTACAAGTTAATGAGAACGTTATTGCTTCATCTTTCACAGGATCATTTAACGGTGATGGGAATAATCTCACAAATATTGGAATCAGTTCGTTAAATAATATAACAACTGAAGTTAGTAGCTCATCAACCGATAATCAAATACCAACTGCAAAGGCAGTAGAAGATAGAGTTAATCAAGCGGTTACGGAAGCAGGTGCAATCACTGGAGTAGATGCTGGTCTTGGAATATCAGGTGGCGGATCATCAGGAAATATAACATTAACATTACAAACAGGTTCATTACATTTCACAGATGGTATTAAACAAAAATTAGATATTGAAAATGTTGTATCTAGTTCTTTCCAAATAATAAACCTTGGATTTAATACAACATCATCCTTCAATTCTTACACATCATCTGTTAATTTAGAACAATCTACTCAAAATTATAGATTAGGTGAGTTGGAAACAGAGAGTGGATCAATACGTTCAGAATTCACTTCTTACACATCATCTCTAAATAATCAACAAACTATCCAATATGGTAGATTGGACTCGTTAGAAACAGAGAGTGGAAGCATACGAACCGATTTTACTGACTTTACACAAACATATAACACTGGATCTTTTTCCGGCTCACTTGATGGGAATGCATCTACTGCTACAATTTTACAAACCGCTCGTACGATTAATGGTACGTCTTTTAATGGTTCCCAAAATATTACTACTACAAATTGGGGAACTTCACGTACTATTACAATCGGTACTACGGGAAAATCTGTAAATGGTGGGAGTAATGTTACTTGGACACTTCCAGAAATTGGCGCTGAACCTTCATTTTCAAAGAATACTGCTTTCAATAAGAATTTCGGAACTATATCAGATACAGTTACACAAGGAAATGACATAAGATTATCCGATGCAAGAGAATGGACAGCTTCAACTGTATCACAATTGGAAGCTGAAACAGGAACTTCAACTACGAGAAGAGCATGGACATCACAAAGAGTAAGACAAGGTACATTATCGTGGTGGAGTGGATCGGATGCAAGTACAAAATTAAGTGGTATTGAATCAGGTGCTCAAGTTAATGTTGATCCTGAATTTAGTTCAATATTAAATAAACCAACATTAGTTAGTGGGTCTGCTCAAATAGATTATAATGGTATTCAAAATACTCCAGATTTATCGGTACTTGAAGAAGTTAATTCATATAATACTTTGGGTGATTTTCCTGTAACGGGTGAAGCGAATAAAGTATATATTGCAATTGATACGGGATTCATGTATCGTTGGAGTGGTACTGAATACATACAACTAACAGATCAGACTGCAATTTGGGGACAAATTAGTGGAACGCTTTCAAATCAAACAGATTTACAAAATGAATTGAATGGTAAAGCTAACGTAGATCAAACAATGTTTGTTGGTACAACTTCCATTCCAATAAATCGTACTTCAGCATCACAAACATTATCAGGTGTAAGTATATCAGGAAATGCAGGTACATCAACTGTTTTACAAACTGCAAGAACTATAAACGGTACATCGTTTGATGGTTCGGCGGGTATCACAACATCTACTTGGGGCACGGCTAGAAATATTACTATTGGAGGGACTACTCGTTCTGTAAATGGGTCTACTACATATGCTTGGACACTTGGGGATATTGGTGTTAATAATAATACACTTACACTTGCAACTTCTGGAATTGCAACAGGTTCGGACACATGGACAGCAAATCAAGGAGTTGATTCAACGTTTACAGTAAATGTGCCAGGTACAAATATATCAGAAGGCACAAGAACAACTACAACTGTACCAATCGCATCATCAACAGGAACCAATGCTACATTAAGTGCTGTAAGTACTACTTTAGCAGGTGTGATGACTTCATCTGATAAAACTAAATTGGATGGGATAGCAACTTCGGCCGACAATTATAGTTCATGGAATTTAAAAACTAATGGTACACAGAGAATTACTATTGGAAGTGGTGGTGATTTAGATATTGTACAAGGTACTAATATAACTGTGACATATCCATCACCTGGGGTAGTAAATATATCCTCAACGGATACGAATACTACTTATTCAGCTGGAACGGGTATTACATTATCGGGAACTACATTTTCACTTACTGATGAACAATTCACAACTATTTTAAAGAATAAATTAGATGGTATAGAAGCAGGCGCTCAAGTCAATGTTGCAACTAATTTAGGTTCAAGTGGAACAGGTGGAACTAGAACAATTACATCTTCAACGGGAACTGATACATCTATTACTTACACAGTAGGTGATTTAGGTGCAGTTCCAACTACAAGAACAATCACAATTAATTCAGGTGATGGATTATCGGGCGGAGCAGGGCAAACATTGGCAGGAGATCGGACTTGGAATTTAACGGTTGATTCTACGGTTGTTCGGACTTCGGGTATACAAACAATTGGTGGTGTTAAAACATTTAGTTCTGATTCTATATTCAGTGGAAATGTGAGTATAGGTAACACTCAACTTTCCAATCAACAAAACATTGATGTTGACACGGGTGCGTTACGAGTTATTGCAACTATTCCATCGGCAACATATTCCGCAGGATTTTTCGATTTCGTTATAAGTAAGGGAAGTAATTTAAGAGCTGGTACTGTATATTCAGTTCATGATGGAACGACTGTTGAATTTACAGAAACTTCAACACAGGATATTGGTGATACCGCTGAAGTAGTATTATCGGTTGATTTATCAGGTGGTAATTTAAGATTATTAGCAGAAACGGTTACTAATGAGTGGGTGGTAAAAACGTTAACACGAGGGTTGTAAAATAAATATTAATAATAATCATTGAAAAAATAATAAAATAGTATTTATATAAAGTACCAGATTTCTTTTGGACAATGAAAAAAGAATAGGATATATGAATAATGCATTTAAGGTAAGGAAGGGTTTATTAGTAGAGGGTTCAGGCTCGGTGATTGTGGATATACAGGGAGCAACCGGACAACTCCTTTCTATTACAGACTCGCCAACAGGTTCTACTCTAAAGTTACCTACCACACCAACGGGATCAACCGAAACTAATGTATTAGTAGTTGATGGTGTCGGTAATATTAATCAACGGGATTTTTCAACCTTAAACAACCAAATTGGAAATTGGGGTACTGCAAGAAACGTTACTATTGGTGGAACTACTCGTTCGGTCGATGGTTCTACTACTTACACGTGGACTCTTTCGGATATAGGAGTTAATAATAATACACTTACACTTGCCACATCGGGAATTGCAACAGGTTCGGACGCATGGACAGCTAATCAAGGTTCTAATTCTACATTCACAGTAAACGTACCTGGGACAAACTTATCAGAAGGTACACGAACTTCAACTACAGTACCACTTAATTCATCTACAGGGACTAATGCTACATTATCTGCCGTAAGTACTACTTTGGCAGGTGCGATGATTGCAAGTGATAAATCTAAACTTGATGGAATAGAAAGTGGGGCTCAAGTTAATGTTGCAACGAATTTAGGAACATCTATTGTATCTACTAACAGTAGAGCTATCACATCTTCAACAGGAACGAATATAACAGTTCCAACGGCTACAACTACTGTGGCAGGTTTTATGGCTCACACCGATAAAACTAAATTAAATGGGATAGCAACATCTGCAGATAATTATAGTTCATGGAATTTAAGAACAGAGGGAGTACAACGTACTACTATTGGTAGTGCAGGAATTTTAGATATCGTAGGCGGAACGAATGTAACTACATCTTATGGGGCAGGTGGGGTAGTAACCATTAATTCATCATTTACTAACACTACTTATTCAGCTGGAACAGGAATAACCTTAACAGGAACTACCTTTTCACTTACCGACGAACAATTTACAACTACGTTAAAGAATAAATTAGATGGAATTGAGGCAGGTGCTCAAGTTAATGTTGGTGATGTATTTGATAATTCAGGAACCTATTTAAATTTAAGAGCACAAGCTACAACTAAAACAGATGTTGGTCTTGGTAATGTAACAGATCACACACAGGTTAGGAAACTTTCATCATCTACAAGTGGATATGTTCCGACGTGGAATGGTATAACTGGCGACCAACTAAACGATGGATATGGAGTAGAAACTTCACTATCAGGTGCATCAACTCATTTGGTAAGAGCAGATGCAGTAAAAGCATATGTAGATTCTTTACTTGCTTCTAATGATGCAATGATATATAAAGGATCGTTAGGTACGGGTGGAACGTATACTTCACTTCCAACTACACATAATATTGGTTGGACTGTAAAGGTTATTACAGCTGGTACATATGCAGGAAAAGTAGCAGAAATTGGAGATATGTATATATCCGTTGTATCACGTTCAGGAACGGGTAACGTAGATTCCGATTGGCATGTATTCCAAGCAAATATTGATGGAGCTGTTATCGGCCCAAGTTCTGTAGTAAACGAACATGTTGCGTTATTCGATGGAACTTCAGGGAAACTTATAAAATCAGCAGGAGTAGTTCTTGGTAATGGAACACTTACATTAGCTACAAGTGGAATTGCAACAGGAGATCAGACATTTTCATCAAACCAAACTTCCAACTCAACATTCACAGTAAGTGTTCCTGCAACAAACATCGGAGTTACGGGAACAGGGGATACACGAACAATCACTTCTTCTACAGGTACAAATGTAACGATACCTGTAGCAACGAATACTTTAGCAGGTTGGTTATCTACATCTGATAAGACTAAATTGGATGGTATTGAAGCAGGGGCTGATGTTAATGTAGGAACAAATTTAGGAACTGCTGTAGTTTCAACAAATAGTAGGTCAATCACATCTTCAACAGGGAATAATGTTACTGTGCCTGTTGTAACTACTACTGTGGCAGGTTTTATGTCACATACTGATAAATCTAAATTAGATGGAATTGAGGCTGGAGCTGATGTCAATGTTGCAACTAATTTAGGTTCAAGTGGAACAGGTGGAACGAGAACAATTACATCTTCAACAGGAACTAATACAAGCATTACATATACTACAACGGATATTGGAGCAGAACCTTCATTTTCAAAGAACACCGGTTTCAACAAGAATTTTGGTACCACTTCAGGTACTGTTACACAAGGTAATGATTCTAGATTATCAGATTCTAGAGAGTGGACGGCTGATACAGTTACACAGGTAGAAGCTGAAACAGGTACTGCTACGACTAGAAGAGCTTGGACAGCTCTTAGAGTATTTCAATCTGTAGCTTCTTGGTGGAATGGTTCATCTGCTAAAACAAAACTTGATGGTATTGAAGCAGGAGCTGATGTAAATGTTGGAACTGATTTATCGTGGACAAACGGAACGACATCAGGCCCACAAATAAATTCATCAACAGGTACGAATGCAATAATTCCAACTGCAAGTGGAACGATTTCAGGGGTAGTAACGACAGGTTCACAGACATGGGCTGGAACAAAGACATTTTCATCCGCCGTTGTTTTATCTACAGCTGGAACAACCACTTCTCATGCAGTTAGAGCAGATCGTAGTATTTCCGCATCGGGTATTGCTACAGGTGGTGGTAACCTTACTACCGATAGAACAATTTCAGTTCCAGGTACAAATATAGCAGAAGGTACTCGTACAACTACAACTGTACCAATCACATCTTCAACTGGAACTAATGCAACACTATCCGCCGTAAGTACGACTTTGGCAGGAGTAATGACTTCATCTGATAAGACTAAATTAGATGGGATAGCAACATCTGCTGATAATTATAGTTCATGGAATTTAAAAACTGAAGGTACACAACGGACAACTGTTACAAGTGGGGGCACGTTAGATATTGTAGGTGGGACTAATGTAACTACATCTTATGGTGCAGGTGGAATTGTTACAATTAATTCATCATTTACGAATACAACATATTCTGCAGGAAATGGAATATCCTTATCAGGTACTACTTTTTCTGTAGCAGGTGGGGATGGATTAACACAAGAAGCATCTGGATTAGCAGTAGATTCTTCAGTAGTGAGAACAACAGGTGCTCAAACGATAAGTGGACTTAAAACATTTAATGATAATCTTGCTGTAAACGGAACCATATCAGGTTCAGTATATTACGGAGATGGTTCACAGTTAACAGGAGTTGCAAGTTTTTCCGCCCCTATTACTGTACAAATAGATGACACAGATTCACCGTATACGATAACAAATCAAACCATTGTTATAGTAAATTCTATTTCGGGCTCTGTTTCTGTAAATTTGCCTGATTTGACAACTATTGTAGGTACTGAAGATCAACGTTCTATTTTAATTTACAAAAACGATTATTCAGCAAACACAGTTTTTGTTGAAACAAGTGGTTCACAGTTTATAAATGGAAAAGATCGAGATGTGATAGTAGGTGTCCAACAGGCAGTGACATATAATCCAACGACTGATGGTTGGGTACAAGAAGGTAATTTATATGATGAAACTGATACGTATGTATCAAAAACTGGAGATACAATAACAGGTAATTTAACTGTAAATGGCACATTAACGGCTGACGAAATTGTAGAAACATCTACTATATTAGTGAAAGAAAATATCAATCCAATATTTGATGCATTAAATACGATAACAAAACTATCAGGGGTTACTTATACCCGTAAGGATACTAAAATAAACGAAGCAGGATTAATAGCAGAATCAGTAAATGAAATCCTACCTGATTTAGTTACTAAAAATGAAGATGGTAGTGTGGTAGGTTTGAAATATACTAAATTAATTGCATATTTAATTGAATCCATCAAAACATTAAATGATGAGATAACTGAATTAAAAAATAAGTAAAATGGCCGATCTAAAGAATTCAGAAATAAACGATACAGGTTACCTACTATTCCCTACAGGTTCTACAGCAGAACGACCCGTATCATCAAGTGCCCAAATGAGATATAATACTTCATTAAAGAGAATGGAATATTATGATTCTACGGTTACCGATTGGACAGATTTATCAACAGCTGGCGTAATCGCCACGGGTAGTAATCACACACTTGATATAACCCAAAATGGAGAAAGGTATAGAGTACATTATTTCACTACTGTAGGTACGGGAAGTTTTGACGTAACTAGAGGAGGGACAGTAGAATATTTAATTGTAGCTGGTGGTGGACAAGGAGGCGGGAATTGTAATACTTGTGGTGGAGCAGGTGGTGGTGGAGCAGGTGGTGTTTTACAAGGAACTACTACCGTAACCTCTCAGTCATATGAAGTAATTGTAGGAGATGGTGGTTCAAGTGGAATCGGGAACACAAACTCTACATCCGCTAATGGTGAGAACGGTGAGAATAGTTCTGTATTTAGTTTAACTTCCATTGGTGGAGGAGGCGGAAAACCACAAAACGCTGAATCCGGAAGTAACGGAGGTTCAGGTGGAGGTGGATCAGGTGGAGGTGGCCCCGTAGCAGGTCTCGGTGGAAGTGGAACAACAGGACAAGGATATGATGGAGGGGCTGGGTTACAAGGTACACCAAACACAGGAGGGGCAGGTGGAGGTGGTGGTTCTAAAGGAGGAAATGGAACTTCGGGTCAAAGCGGTGATGGTGGAAATGGAATTTTTTCTATGATATCAAACCCCATAACATATTATGCAGGTGGAGGGTCTGGTGGACTTTATGATACCTCTAACTTTGGTAGTCTAGGAACCGGAGGTGATGGTGGAGGAGGATTTGGTGGTATAAATGGTAGATATAGTGGTAATGGGGAAGACGGAGCCCCAAGTACAGGAGGTGGAGGTGGTGGTGCATTCGGTTCACCCGTTGGTGGAGAGGGTGGTGATGGTGGTAGTGGAATAGTAATTATTCGTTATAAGTTATATGGAGAACAATTGGAAACAACTGATAAACTTACAACTAATAATTTGATAATGGAAATTGATCCAGGAAATCCAAATTCATACAAGGGGTCGGGAACATCCGTATCCGATTCCCGATTATATCCAATTAATGGAATTGCAGCTGGTGGTGGTCTCACCATAGGACACCCGCGTTCCAATTTCACTAATTTCCGTTTTGATGGATCAAATGGAAGTATATCAATCCACCATTCACATTCACCTTTTAGACAACCCAAAGAAATTACATATGATTTTATAGTAAGAAAGGAAGCAACAGGACAACAACATATAATGGGTACAACTTCCACATCGGGCCAAGGTTCAGGAGGTGTCTATTTCATAACAGATTCCGAAATACGATTTACGTGGACACCAACCGATCCAACATCTGATAGGTATATATCAGGAACTATTTCCAATTCATTAAATACATATTCTCATTTTACATTCACAATGGATTTTATAAATGGTACGTATCAATGGTATCAAAACGGTGCAACCGTAACTACTACAATAAGTGCATCTACAACAGATCACACACCAAAAGAGAGTTATAATAACAAAGGAAATTCAGAATTTGATTATATTGGTGCTAGAGTTGTTAATAGTGCAGTATATTTTAATGGAAGAATATCTATGGTACGTATATATGATAGAGAACTTACAGCATCTGAAGTACTACAAAATTATAATGTTACAAAATGGAGGTACGGAATTTAAATGGCAAACTTAAAAAACACAACAATAACAGATTCAGGTTCATTAGAACTTCCACAAGGAACTACTGCACAACGACCACCAACTCCACTTACAGGTTCAATCCGATATAATACTACATTAGAAGAAACTGAATTTTACAATGGGGATTCTTGGAAAAACATAACTGATTCATTTACAGAAGCAAGTGGTGGGATTATTGTAGATGCTGATATTGGTGGGATACCTTATAGATTACATTATTTCACTACTGTAGGAACTGGAAGTTTTGAAGTTACAAGAGGTGGTGAAGTAGAATATTTAATTGTAGCAGGAGGTGGGGCTGGTGGTTTACGACTCGCAGGTGGTGGTGGTGGTGGTGGTGTTTTACACGGATTTACCACTGTAACACCACAGACGTACGATGTAATTGTAGGGGCAGGTGGCGCAAGTATGACCGCTCAAGCAACAAATGGGGGGGTTGGGTATTCTGGAAGCAATAGTTCTGTATTTAGTTTAACTTCCATTGGTGGCGGCGGTGGTGGAGGTTACAATGGATCTGTGTATGTAGATGGAGCCGATGGTGGGTGTGGTGGTGGAAGTGCCGGAACTACTGCTACATCAGCTGGAAGTGGAACAACAGTACAAGGATTTTCAGGTGGTTCTGGGGATTATGGATCAAATCTCGCAGCATACACCGGCGGTGCAGGGGGCGGAGCAGGTGCCAAAGGAAAGGATGGAAAAAGTAGAGATACAAATGTGATAGGTACACCACCAAACGGTGGAAGTGGGTTTGCTTCTAATATATCAGGTATTAATACATTTTTCGCCGGTGGAGGAGGGGGGCATCAATATAATAATGTAAATCAATATACATATGGTGGGCATGGTGGTGGAGGTAGAGGTGCCTTCCGCAGTACATCTGGAGTAGCATACAAACCATCTGATGCTAAACCGAACACAGGAGGTGGAGGAGGTGGAGGTGGTTATTATAGTGGTGAGGGTGGTTCATCAGGAGCAGGCGGAAGTGGGATAGTAATAATACGATATCGTAGAAACAAACAACCAACCATATCATCTGATCGTGATATTTTATCATTAGATGCAATTACACCAATATTACCAATATCTAATTGGTTAGTATTGAATTTAGATGCAACTGATCCATTATCATATAAAGGTAGTGGAACGAGTTTCAATGATCTTACCGAATTTTCTAATGATGGGGTATCTGTTAATACACCTACATTTCATAATGAATATGGTGGATATTTTAATTTTAATGGAACGAGTCAATATATAGATTTAGTATCACAAGATGACGCACAATTAGCAATGCCATCTTCATATCGTGATATGACTGGGGTAAGTGCAACTCATTTTGCTATTGAATTATGGGTACGAACTACACAAAGAGAAGGTACTGCAAACCTCTATGAAGGCCCTGGTTTAGTAGGTAGGGATAATGGGGATATATATTCAAATTTATTAGTCCATCAAGCTAAAGTCCGTTGGTTGACATATAACGGTAGTTGGAAAGGTATAGATTCTACTACAGAAATTGATACCGGTCAATGGTTCCATATTATGTACATTAATAAATCAAATGTTGGTGATATGTATATTAATGGAATACGTGAAGTAACAAATGGTGATTCAACGATCGCAACTGGAAACTATTTTTCACCAGATTCATTAGGAAGAGGTTATACAGGATCAACAGGATATTTCAAAGGGGATATTGCATTGTTAAGGTTTTATGATACTTCATTAGCTGAAGAAGAAGTCCAACAAAGTTTTAATATGACGAGATGGAGGTACGGAGTATAAATGGCGAAATTAAAAAATACAAGAATTAACGATTCAGGTTCACTACAATTACCTTTAGGATCAACATTGGAAAGACCTACTAATCCAACCAATGGAATGGTACGTTATAATACTACTTTAGACATAATAGAACATTATGATGGTGAGTATTCTAAATGGTACTCAATGGGATATCTACCACCAATCGCAACAGGTGGAACTGTCACAAATGTTGACGGATATCGAATCCATAAATTCACTACTGTAGGAACTGGAAGTTTTGAAGTTACAAGAGGTGGTGAAGTAGAATACTTAATCGTCGGTGGTGGCGGAGGTGCCGGTATGGATATGGGAGCTGGCGGTGGAGGTGGAGGTGTTTTACAAGGAACCACTACTGTAATATCACAAACGTATGATGTATTTGTTGGAGCAGGTGGTTGGGGAGCACCCGCAGGTGGTGGAGGATATAGAGGTGATGGAGCTGGCCCACAACCATCAGCTCATCAATTTACTATACCTGCTACGAGTGGAAACACTAGTTCGGTTTTTGGATTAAATGCGTTCGGTGGCGGTAGAGGCGGTAGTTCATATTATGGGTATACCCCAGGACACTATGGAGCAAATGGGTCATCGGGTGGTGGAGTAAGTGCGTATAGTAGTGATACCGGAACAGGAAAAGGTGGGAAATCTACTCCAGGTCAAGGATTTAGAGGTGGTGATGCTGGCCCATCTCAATATTGGTCTGGAGGTGGTGGAGGTGCAGGAGAACGAGGGCCTGATGCAAATAATCAACCATTCGGTGGATATGGAATTCCTTGTAGTATATTAGGAACAACATATATGTGGGGCGGTGGAGGTGGTAGTGCATCTTATAGTACAACTCCAGGCGGTAATGGTGGAGAAGGTGGTGGAGGTGGAGGTGCCGTAGGAACTACCATTGGTGGAAGTGGATTTAATTCAGGTAGTGCAGGAGGTGGTGGAACGAGAAGTTCCCAAACGAATACCCCAGGCGGGGATGGTGGAGCCAACACAGGTGGTGGAGGTGGTGGTGGAGCCCATTACAATGCAACAAACGAAGGTGGCGATGGTGGAAGTGGTATAGTAGTTATTAGATATAGAATAGGTTAATCAATAAGTTCTATTTTAGTAATAGGAATGTATGGTAAGTCTACTTCTTGTTTGGAACTATTACCACTTTGATAGATATACATAATATCATTAGTATTACTATCCTTTTTCCGAAATCCAATTGCACGATCATCATAATATTTTCCATCTTCTGATTGGTATAAATACGGATATCGAGTACATCTTTTTATTTCATTACCTTCATCTACAAAATCACTTTCAGTTATAGGTGATAACACTTCATTATCAATCAATTTGGATAACATTGCAAATATTTGTTTAATTACTTTTGGATCATCATTGGATATATCAGACGATTGTTCTAATAAAGTTAAAATAGTTTCACCAATTGGAATATCCAAAAATCCAATTCGTCTTAATTCAGTTGTGGCAAAATCAGTTAAATGTTTTTTATATGTCATAACAGTTCTTTTTAAAAATATAATTTAATATACTTATATATATATATACATAACAAAAAATGAATATGGTATACGACAAACTATTTTTCGATGAGAAAGATCCTTCGGGATTATCCTATAATACATCTTTCACTGTATATGGTAGTTGGCAAGGAAAGTTATGGAGTAAAGCACCGTCAGGAACTGTACAATATTATGTACAAGAAGATGATATTGTCAACAACTTAACCTCAACCGCCACTGACAAGCCACTCGGCTCCGATCAGGGTAAGGTGTTGAATGAGAAGTTTAAAATCCTCCAAGTGGTGCAGGGGACAACATCAACATCGGTTACTGTCACGACTACCACTTATACAGACACTACTTTAGAAGCCACCCTACCTTCCCTTGCCACCA